ACTACCTCGCCCACCTTGCAGAGGATGTCATGCGCTTCAAGCGAAGTGAGCTTACGGCCCGTTGCCCCTTTGAATTTCGCAGTGACGTAGTGGAATAAGGATACAAGAGGCTCTGGCCCTGACGCTCTTCCACCAAAAGTTTTAAGTCTTGCACCTGCTGGACGGACTCCTGATACATCCCACTTAGGTATTTCTCCAGCGTATAGCAAGGCAATAACTTGTCTGAGAGCCTTAGCCCATCCCTCTTTGGAGTCCTTAACATTAATGACAGTGCCACTATTGTACAAATCAACTGGAATCTCAGGTAACTTAGATACATACTTTTGCTCCACACTAAAGCCTACACCTGTTCCACATAACAGAATATACATAGCCTCATCAAAGGCTTTGGGATCATCAATGGGCAGATATGAACAGTTATAACCTGCAATATTCTGACGCTCTAAAGCATCTCCAGCTGTCATGATGCTACGCATTGAGGGCATCACTTCTAAATTAGTTACAGCAGTCTGCAGTTCGTTACGTAATTCGCTACTTAGTGAGTACTCATGCTTATCTTTTAGGTGCTTGGTCATGAAGTCAAAGTATCGTGCTACAGTTTCAGGCCAGTGCTCTCTCCGACCTTTATCATCCAAGTAGCGAGAGTAGCGGCTCTTGCCAATGTATTCTTGGTATGGTGTCATAGTCTTACTCATATTATTCTAGTTCCTTTATTAAATATTCTTGTTTTTTCTCAATCAATTCATCAAATCTTTCGACAAGATCATCACTCTGGAGTCCTAACAGTTCCAAGAGTGTGACCTCATCCAAACGCTTGAGAGCCTCTTTCAGTTCTTCAAAGGTTATGTTGTTCACGACGAATAATCTCACGTTCAATGTACCACTTAGCCTTCTTCAAGTCTTCAATGGCATCCAGCTTAAGGTCACATCGCCAGATATACTTGACTGCATTACCTAAGTTAAAGCCCATGTGTTCTGTAACTTGGATACATTCAATACCTGAGGGATGTTCAGTATAGTGAGGAGGTTTGTTAACTACGTCTACAGTGTCCTCTTCCTCTTCTTTGCAGTCTACCCACTCTTTAACGGCTTCACTTAAAGGTTTAGCTGCTTCACGAATGTAAATAGTGCGATCAACCCACTTGTCAAAAGAATTACACTCACTACAGGGCTTCAGTTTACTATCTATTTCACTATAAAAGCAAGTTCTACATTGACCCATATTTCCTCCCAAGGTATTCTACACTTAAGAACATCTCATCAAAGTGTCCATCCTCTACCTCATTCATCATCAAGAGGCCACGCCAGTGACGGTTGCTGAGCTGATCCATATAACTCTCATCGTGTAGATAATAAGACCCCACAATGATAGCACATATAGGTTTTCCATCAGCACGTTTTCCATATGCGATCTGTTTACCCTGTTGGTGTCCAGCAACACAAGACATATGCAGTTTATTGATAATAACACTAGCAGCACTAGCTGGTCTACCCATCGCCCCCACAGGCCAATAATGATTAAAGCCAACACCATTGATAAACACAGGATGAAGGAAACTTTGAACTTCCCAATCTTTTTCATACTCAAGATCCTTAGTTGAAATCAAGCCTTCTAAAGTTGGGTTGTTGTTGACAGCCCTATCAATCCGATTCTCATGGTTCCCTAAAGTCATCACCATACGAGGCTTGTACACCTTGTGCTTAGATTCCTTCTGAGACTTCTGAAGTTCCCTCAAAGGTGCTAAGAGAAGCTTCATAGCATCCTTAGCAGCTTCAATGTCCTTCTTGTAGCGTAGACCTTCAAAGTACTTACTCCCCTTGATGTCGTGAGTGCTAAGGCTTGGCATATCAGCAAAGTCACCTATGTTAATCACTACATCAGGTTTGTAATCTACAAGAGCCTTACCAGCCCATGTTAGGTGCTCTAAAGGTACACCCTCTTTAACTTGACAGTCAGGTATCACTAAGATTTTCAATATCGTCCCCTTCAACTGTGAGTCGTTCACCCTCTCGAAGGCCCGCTTTGATGGCCTCTAAGATACCAAAGGTTAGTAGTGATTTAGCCTCATCAGCTGTTAAGTCAAACTGATATGTTGCACTACCGTCCTCATGCTCTTTGATGAGGTCAACTTGCATCTTTGTTGGCCTCTTTGAGGAACTCTTCAGCATCCTTAACGTACATAAAGTAACCTAAGACAACTGCAATAGCCTTACTGATTTTCTTGTTCTCAGCAATATCTTCAGGGTGACTACTAAGTCCTCCACTAAGAGTATTTAAGTAAGTCTCCTTAAGTTTCTCTACAAGAATAGCATCTGTAAGGTCATCCCAAGCATAACGAACTTCAGGTGAGTTTTCTAAGACTTTAATAAGATTGTTTAACATAATTATTTGCTTCTTTCATTTAACCATGACATAGGAATATCTTTATCGGCATACTTGAATCCATGCTTGATGCACCAATCCCCGTATGTAGTTTGGCTTATCTTGGAGAGTTTAGACTTAGAGTTACTGAAGACAAATCTAATATCTAGTTCAGGATGTTGTTCCTTCACCATCAAATGTTTCTGTCTATCAGCAGTCATGAATCTGCCTTTACTCTCAATGATAATACCATTCTTAAGTAGAAGGAAGTCAGGGGTGTATGTACGTTTCTTCTCAGGTTGCGTATATCCAATCACTAACTTCTCATACTCAAATGGAACTTCTAAGGCTACCAGTCTCTCAGCTATCTTATCTTCTAAGCCTGACCTAAAGCCATGCTTCAAAGCTACTTGTTTAGCTGACAGTGGTTTACTTCTTTTAGATCTCATGTGATGTTTTAGTTATTTGATACTGATGCAAGAAAGCTCCAAAGGTATCTACAAACTCTTCTTCGTGGTTTAGTTTACCCATCGTAAATAGAATGGCATGAACTAACTCATGGTAGAAGGTCTGCTCCGTAGTCTGCTTGTTCATGTCCATACGAATAGTAATGAGCTGCTTCTCAGGGTCACACTTACCCATATCATCCATGTGCATTACGTAGTTAACGAACCACTGTGATCCTGCAAGTTCAAAGGAGGTTGCCACATCTGGTTTGGTTCCCTTCTTAGCCATAGGAGCTTACCGTTTTCCAGTACCCTGTAAGTATTGCCGTCATAAGCTTTGATACAAGCTGCATATAGTTCCTCTTCGGTTGTACAGTCTTTCAAGATCTTATCAGCCTTTACAGGGCCAATACCTCTGATTCCCTCAATGTTATCAACTCTGTCACCTGTGAGTATCTGTTTGTAGAAACTGTACAAGCCTTCAAAGTCAGTAACATAATACTCCTCATCCTTTACAGGATTATAGTGCCACCCCGGTAACTGATCTAGATCCTTGTCAACGTGGACGATCCAGTAGTTACCTTCAGTGGACGCTATGCCTACAGAGTCATCAGCCTCTTCACCATCTGACATCTTAGCACCGAGCTTTAGTAGATGGTTTCTGAGAGCCTCATAATGCTTAGGCTTGGGAGCATCCTTACGATTACCCTTGTAAGGAACAGTGGTAGCTACCTCAAATCTAAAGTTAGTTTTACCTGTAATCCATGCTCTGTAGTCATCACACTTCAAGCGCATATAGATTATATCGGTAAACCACTCTGTGAGTCGATTTAGTGCCCACCGTTCCTCTTCCTCTTCATTGGAGAAGCCAACTTTATAAACTAAAAAGTCAGCATCTACAATAGCCTCAGTAGGCTTTTCAGTCACCTGACGGTTAGAGGACATCGTCCGCAGTCTCTTGCTCTTCACCTTCAGGAACGTACACCTTAAGTTCAGTAACAATCAACTTCTTGATTGAAGGAGCTGCACCAAACTTAGCTGACATCTTGTGACGGTAGGAAGAGACGATAGCGTGACACTTAGTACCATTACCCATCATGGCAATTTCTACAGGGTTGCCTTCCTCATCCACAGGTGTGAACAAGTATGTTGACTTAGCAACAATGTAGTTACCCATGCTCTCTTTGTTCTTGATGTTGATGCCTAGCTCTTTCAGCTTCTCACAGGCTGCATCACTCAAGTTACCAATGGTACATTCGTACTTCTTGTTGTCCTCGTTAAACTTAGTGTTAAAGTTATTCATCCAGTTACTCCAGAAGATTTCACCAGCAACTTTAACGGGTTTCAATGTATCAATACTCATTTCATTTTCCTTTAGTTTCAATGCAGCTCTTGTGACGGGTGAGCTGTATTACCCGATGCTAGATCTTCTAAGTACACCAGTGCCGATAAAAGCACAGTGTATACCTCTTCAAGATCTAGGTCATCTCCTATCTTAATCTTGAAGTTTTCACCTTCAACACTAAATAGAATTTGATTATTATCAATGTGTCTCACGCCAGTTATTGCCAACTTTGTACTCCCCGTCTAGTGGACAACGAAGCTTGAAATGCAACCCAGCTTCAACAATACTTTGCTTTGCAGCCTCACCTACTATTGTAGCATACATCTTAGGAACTTCAAGTTGAAATTCATCGTGGACATTAGCTACTAGCTTTACAGGCCACTTGTTAGCTTTATACTTATCATAAAATAGTACTAAAGCTTTCTTCATCACAATTGCACCTGCACCTTGAAGGAGGGAATTAAGAGCTGCGTGTTCGCTACGTACCCATATCTTACGACCATCAAGCCCCGGTACAAAGCCCTTACCCGCATATCTGCTAACCGTATTTCTAAGACGTTGTAAGGCGGGTGTGTTCTTAAGAAAGGCATCGATAAGTTTCTGTCCCGCTTTAGCATTACCACCGACAATGGAACCAATCTTAGCTGGCCCTGCACCGTAGAGGAAAGCATATATAAACGTCTTGGCTTGATCTCTCGTCTCAAGTCCTGCAGCTTTCTGATTCTGGGTGTGAACGTCTGTTCCATCCTTTGACGATCCTTCCGTGACTGTCTTAACATAAGCATCATCCTTCATATAATGTGCAAGCATACGCAGCTCAAG